GCCACGGAGTTCTACCGGCAGCACCGCGTGGAAATGGATGAAGGGGCGTCGGTCGCCTGGCAGGAGCGGTTCAACCACGACGAGCTGTCGGCCGTCCAGCACGCGGTGAACTCGAAGCTCCAGGATGAGCGGGCCTTCTGGAGCGAATACCAAAACGAACCCCTCCCCGACGATCTCCCCGATACCGAGCAACTCACGGCCGAGCAGATCGCAGGCAAGACCAATGGCATGGAACGGGGCCGGCTTCCGATCTCAGCTTCCCATCTCACGGCCTACATCGACGTCCACCAGGCAGCCATGTTCTATACGGTCGTTGCATGGGACGATTCCTTCTCTGGCAACGTGATCGACTACGGAACGTGGCCAGATCAGCAACGATCGCATTTCGCGCTGCTCGATGCGAGAAAGACTCTAGTCTCGGAGTCTTCAGCATCGGGCTTGGAGGGCTCGATCTACAATGGCCTGGAGAAACTCTCGAACGAAATGCTCGGTCGTGAATGGCCGATCGATGGGGGGGCCGTCATGCGGATCGAGCGATGTTTGATCGACGCGAACTGGGGGCAGTCTACTGATGTTGTCTACCAGTTCTGCCGACAGTCTGCTTTCTCATCGATCCTTCTGCCCGCTCACGGCCGATTCGTCGGAGCAAGCTCAATTCCTTATACCGAGTACAAACGTCGTCAGGGCGAACGCCTGGGCCATTATTGGCGGATCCCGAATACGATCGGTAAGCGGGCGATTCGTCATGCTCTCTATGATACGAATTTTTGGAAAACATTCGTCCATGCTCGATTGGCTGTCTCGATGGGCGATGCCGGTTGCATGTCACTTTGGGGCAGCAAACCAGATCGTCATCAATTGTTCGCCGAGCATCTTGTTGCCGAGTATCCCGTGAGGACCGAAGCCAAAGGCCGAACCGTGGATGAATGGAAATGGCGTCCTGGTCGGCCTGACAATCATTGGCTCGATTGTCTCGTTGGCTGTGCGGTGGGGGCATCGATCATGGGGGTGTCGTTGGAGGGAACCCAGCGAGTGAAGCGGACAACGGATCGGAAACCAATTACACTTTCGGCGATGAGGAATAGGAGATGAGATGATTGATTTCAATAGCAAACCAATCAGCGCAACAATCGAAGAGTCTGATGGGGCTTTCGGAACGCCAGAAGCTATGAAGATCAAGGAAATCCTATTGGCTGCTTGCCGAAGAAATACTCAGCGGAGAACCGAGAAGCTATTACACATTTTGCGGGAATCAAACCGTGAGCACGGAAGCCCAGAACGACAAGGATGATAATGAGCCAGTCCAGGGCATTGCTTGCCGAGAGTGTGGCTGTAAACATCTTCGGGTGATTCGCACCCGGAAGGTCTATGGTGGTTTCGTCCGTCGTCGCCGAGAGTGTCGATTTTGTGGCTTTCGGTTTTCAACTCATGAGAAACCATTAGGGGAATGATTCTTTGTGATTTATTATCCTGTATTACCATATAAGATCTCTAGCAATTTAATGTCGGGTTTGATTCCAAGGCCAAGTTTTGCGAAATTCCTTTCTCCGTATAGTGGACCAATGCGAGTTATTTTAATTGGATTCTGTGAAACTGCAAAATTGACAAATTGCTGACAAGTAGTAAATGTATACTTCAATTCCCAAAATTCATCCCGTACTCGTTTTGTGCCGGTTACTCCCACAAGCAAAATTCGACTTGGTGGAAATCCCCGAAACCAATTTTGATTTGTGTTTCCGACAAGATCAAGAATGAATTTCGATTGTGGTTGTGAATTTGTGATCAATTTCTCTTGCCATGACAACTGGAACGACGATTCGGGAGCGAAAATATCGGACGGGTTTTGCGGTAGGTTTCTGATCGGTTTTGGCGAAGGGCTGAAGAGCGATTCACTCATGCAGGTTGCAGCCATGACACCAAGGAACTTTCTTCGATTCATGTTGACCTCCTGTTGAATGTCCAGATTCATTATAGCAAATCTGGAAGCAAGGCACCATATATGACACAATATCCTACAAAATAGTCACTTCTGACCATTCTCGCCTTGCCAAGCCCCCCGATGATCGTCTATTCGTTGAGTAGACGACAACGATGAGAGGCTTGGTCATGTCAGCATTATCGACAATCATCGAGCAGATCGCGACAGACAAATTTCGCAAAGCAAGCGGCGATTCTGGCTCGATGGAAACACACTCGATTGATGATCTGATCAAGGCCGATCGTTACCTAAACTCCAAGAATCTTTCGATAACAAATCCGTTACGTGCGGTGAAGTTTGCCAAGGCTCTTCCCCCAGGAGCAATCGAATAGTGTTCGGTTGGCTGAAGAAAACTCGAAAGAAATTTGCCCGAGCGATTCGAGCACGATTCGATTCTGCCGTTACTACCGATGCCAACTCTCGACACTGGGGGAATGCCGATGGTCTCTCACCCGATGCGGCGATGTCGCCAGGAGTGAGACGGACGCTTCGGAATCGAACACGTTATGAGGTCGCCAACAATACCTACGCTCAAGGAATCGTGCTCACGCTGGCCAACGACATGATCGGCACGGGTCCACGGCTCCAAATGCTCACCGACAATGATGACGCCAACAAGCGAATCGAAGATGAGTGGCGAACGTGGTCGCAAGCCATCAACCTCGGGGCCAAGTTGCGGACGCTGCGGATGGCACGGGCAGTAGATGGCGAAGGCTTCGCGATTCTGACAACGAACCCCAGAGACGAAACAGATATCACGCTCGATGTCCGACTCGTCGAAGCCGACCGCGTTACAACCCCGACGCTCAGTACCCTCGATCCAAACGCGATTGATGGCATCCGCTTCGATCCTCAAGGCAATCCAATCGAGTACGACGTTTTGCGATATCATCCAGGCGACACAACGACGGTCGGCCTCGGGACGGAATACGATTCGTTCCCAGCGGACTCGGTGATTCACTATTTCCGGGCCGATCGTCCGGAACAACATCGCGGCATCCCAGAACTGACACCGGCATTACACCTGTTCGCCCAACTGCGACGATATACACTCGCCGTCCTCGGGGCTGCTGAGACGGTAGCGGATTTCGCCGGGATCCTCTACACCGACTCGCCCCCGGACGGCGAGGCTACGTCAGTGATGCCGATGGATTCGATCGAACTCGAAATGCGATCTCTGCTCACGATGCCAGAAGGCTGGAAAATGATGCAGATGAAGGCGGAGCAACCAACGACAACTTATGACATGTACGTTCGGGCGGTGCTCAACGAAATCGCCCGATGTCTTAACATGCCATTCAATGTCGCGGCCGGCAATTCGAGCGGATACAATTACGCTTCGGGCCGACTTGATCACCAAACGTATTTTAAGTCGATCCGGGTCGAGCAAGGCAACTTCAATATTCAAGTTATGAATCGGATTCATTCGGCTTTCATGGACGAAGCGGCTTTGATTCCTGATCTTGCACAAGGCCTTGGATCTTTCAAGTCGTGGCCTCATACGTGGTTTTACGATGGCGTCGAACATGTCGATCCTCTAAAAGAGGCGAACGCTCAGGCGAAACGATTGATAAGCAGTACTACCACCCTTGCGGCCGAGTATGCTCGACAAGGAATGGATTGGGAAACTCAATTACGTCAGCGAGCCAAAGAGATTGAATTGATGGAGGAACTTGGTTTGCCGCAACCATCAGAAGGTATCCAAGGAATGGCGGAAGATGTTGAAAAATTGACAATTCGTTTAAGTGATGATGATATAGAAACTATCGTGGAAAATACTCTGGAAAAATTGAACGAGGATTAGTAATGCCGTTTCCCAATGAACACGCTGCACGGCTGAAGGATCCAGGACAATACGACAAATTCCGCCGACAGAATAATCAGTTTGGCCAAGGCATCCATCCAATTTATGGAATTAAAACGAAGCCAAAACGGATTGCTGAACTCCAAGCGATACGATTCGATTCGAGCAAATTCACAGTAGCCGAGGCAAAGAAATGGCTCAAGGATCACGATCACAAAACGATTCTATTCGAGCCCGCAACGGGCGGTAGCAAAACACTGAAGGGGCAACGAGCCATGGATAATGTACCGGATCAAATCTTGGCGACCGACGAAGCGGCTGAACTCGAACTTATCGAGGCGGTTGCCGAAGAGGGTAAGCCGAAAATCAAACGGTTTAAGATGGTGGCCTATACGGGCGGCACGCTTCGCCTCGATGGCTGGCCTCTTCCTGTCGTTGTCGACCTCGAAGGCTTGGAGATCCCGAAGCAATCACGGCCGATTCTTCGTGATCATGATCTTGGAAAGATCGTTGGTCATTCCGATTCGATCAGAATCGAGAACCGAAAACTCAAAGTCGAAGGCGTGATCTCTGCCGTTAATGATCACGCAAAAGAAGTGCTCGAAAGCTCTATCAACGGTTTTCCGTGGCAGGCTTCTATCGGAGCGAAAGCGAAGAAAGTTGAATTTGTTAAGCAAGGCAAAGCGGTACGAGTTAATGGCCGATCTTTTCAGGGGCCTCTGTATGTCGCTCGAAAATCGGTCCTGGGTGAGGTTTCGTTTGTAGCAGTCGGTGCCGATAGTACGGCATTGGCAAAAATCGCTGCAATTCAACATTTGGAGGTTCCAATGGACGAGAAATTCAAAGCGTGGCTCGAAAATCGAAGCATCGATATTGAGGCACACAACGAAGATCAGCTCAAATCCCTCAAGGCTATCTACGAGGAATTTGAGACGATCAATGCGAGCGATCCTCCGGCCGATCCGCCGAAGGATGATGATGTTCCAGATCCGATTGCAATGATGCGGGCGGCTGCGGCCGACGAATCGAAGCGGATTGCGGAGATTCACAAGCTCTGCGAGAAAGCTCCTGATATCGCGGCGAAGGCGATTTCAGAGGGTTGGGACGAGACTAAAACCGAACTTGAAGTGCTTCGGGCATCGCGGGCAAAAGGCCCTGCGATCCACGATCATGTAATCGAGGACGTGAACGCCAAAGCGATCGAAGCTTCTTTGTGCATGTCGGCTGGTATCAAGAGCGAGATCCTCGAAAAGGACTACGACGAGAAAACTCTCGATGCGGCCAGTTCCCGGGAGTATCGAGGAGCCTCGTTGCATTCGCTATTCGGCGATACGATTCGGGCGGCTGGAGGACATGTCCATCGGGGCCGATTCGGTGACGATGATATTCGAGCGGCGTTTCGAGCCGACCGAATGCTTCAGGACAAAATGATTCAGGCGGCTGGCGGATTTTCGACGATCAGCTTGACTGGTACGTTGTCGAATATCGCCAACAAAACGCTGCTCGACAGCTTCACCGCTGTCGAATCTGTCGTTGGCCGATTCTGTGCTGAGGTCGATCATATCGACTTCAAACAGGCCAGCAAGTACCGGATCACTGGTAAGGGTGTGTTTTTGCAAATCGGTCCAGACGGCGAGATCAAACACACTGAATTGACCGAGGAGACTTTCACGAATCAGATCGATACTTTTGGTCGCATAATCGCGTTGACGCGACAGACGATCATCAATGATGATCTGGGAGCATTCCTCCAGATTCCGAAGATCCTCGGCCGGCAAGCAGCTCTTGCCCGCGAGAGTGCGGTGTTCACCCTGCTGTTGAGCAACCCAGGATCGTTTTTCGCGGCTGTCAATAACAACTATCTCACGGGAGCGACGACGATTCTCCAAATTTCGTCATTGACTTCGGCCGAGCAGTTGTTTCTCGATCAGACTGATTCCGATGGTCAACCGATTCTGATTTCGCCGGCCATTCTGCTGGTACCAAGTTCACTCAAAGTTACGGCTCAGCAGTTGATGACCGAAACACGGGTGAATGAGCGAGCCATCGAGGATACGGCAACGGCTGCTCCGTGGCCTGGGAGCAATCCTCATGCAGGCAAATGGGAGCCGGCAGCAAGTCCGTACCTTAATGCCCAGGGCCTCGTTGGCCAAAGTGCATTGGCTTGGTATCTGTTCGGCAATCCTGCCGATATTGCGGCCATGGAGATCGCTTACCTCCGAGGTGCTCGAACGCCAACGATTCAAAGTGGCGAAACCGATTTCAATACGCTGGGCATGCAATGGCGAGGCTATTGGGATTTCGGCGTAGCAATGCAGGACACCCGTGGTGCCGTTAAGGTCAAGGGTGCTGCATAATAACAATCAAAATTTGGCCGATCGAATTCGGCCAAGTTCAACTTTCAATTCGAGTTCAGGTTTTGGAGAGAGAATCATGGCAGTTGCAGTAATGTACCAAGAGGGAGCCTCGATCGATTACACTCCTTCGTCAGCCGTTTCGGCGGGCGATGTAATCGTGCAAGAGGATCTTGTGGGTATCGCAAAGGAGGACATCGCAGCCGATGAACTGGGGGCCCTGGCGATCACTGGCAATTACTACGTCAAAAAAGATGAGACGGAAGCTTTTGCCATTGGCCAGCTGATCTATTGGGACGTTGTCGATGATAACGTTACCGATGACTCTGCTAGCGGTGCGAACAAGCTTTTCGGTAAAGCATCGGCTGCTGCTGATGCTGCTGATACTCATGGCTATGTGTTACTGCTGCAATAAGCGGAGGCATCATGGCCGATCTGCTCCAGGAATCCTCTCAATGGTTGGAGGATAACCGAGATGAGAAACGTACTATCACGGTCGATTATGACCGTGATGGTGACGTTATCTCTGATGTCAATGCAACGGTTGGCAAACACATCTTCGAGATTATCAACGGTTTTGGAATTATCGAACGGTGGGAATCTCGGGATTATCTCATACTTTCCGAAGACTTGAATTTCGGTTCTGGGCCGGTTGTTCCGGAACGGGGCGATGAGATCCGTGAAACGGTCGGATCGATAGTATACATCTATGAGATAATGGCTCCGAGTGGCGAAGACTTCTATATGTATTCCGATCCATTCAGACAAACTCTACGAATCCATACGAAGCAAGTAAGGACGGAATGATGCCGAATATAGCAACCGAATTTATGCTTGCGATTCTTTCGTTATTAGCAATGCTTGCTATTGCAGCAGTTCCATGGGCATATAAGGTACATGGCAGATTGACAAAGATCGAAACACATTTACAATCATGTCGATTGAGTAACAAAAATATAACCACAATCGAAAAGCAAGTTGCCGAACATGAATTTAGAATTGAACGGCTCGAAACGGTGAAGCAATAATGAGTAGCAAGGCAATCCAGATTGCGGAAGCTATCAAGGACGAATTGAATGCTATGGTATTCTCTTTGCCCTTTATGGCGATACGTGATTACN